GCCGGGTATTGTTTCCTTGTTAAATTAACACTAATTATTGTTTGTAAACCTACTGATTATCTTCGACCGCATACTCATCCAAAATGAATAAAACTAAATTTAAAAAACTTTCTGATTTAAAAGATAAACCTGATAAATCAAAAACCAAAACTGAAGCAGCACAACCTCCTGAGCAAAAGGTCAAATTTGAAAAAACGAAACAAATTGAAGATGCCACTCGAACTGCCAATCTTAAACAAATTAGAAAGGATAAGATGAAAACTTTAGCCCAGAAAGCATCTATTAAAGTTAAAGAAGAAAAACTTATCTCAAGTGTCAAAGCTGTTTTAGATAAAAATATTGACAAACCAGAACCAACAAAACCGTCAAATGCGTCTATAAAATTAACAGAAACAAAAACAAAATCAAAAAAAGATGAAGCAATTGTACCAAAAGTTAAAATTAACTCATCCGATGATAAAGATACTAATGATTTAGAAAGCCAAAGTGATAAATCTAATGCTAATAAGAATAAAGAAGAACCATTAGAAATGAAGGATAATAAACCAGTAGCTTTGACATCCAATCAACAACTTGTTAAAGTAAATCTATTAAAGGAAAAATTAATTCTAACAAATAAAATTAATCTAACTTTTACAGTAGATGATGTAATAGGCTATAGAGTACCAACTGAATTTACAACTCAATTAGAAATGGCTAAACTTGTTTGGTTATATCCTTTAGAAACATATCCCTCTTTCTTCTCACAAATAGCTACTGAAGTTGAAAACAAAGCCATAAGTTTAGGAACGTATGGTGAACAAATCAATTTGAAATTAGACAAAGAAGTCAAAATCTTTGAAACATCTAGTAAAGTCTATAATCAAAATACTTCTCACGTTTACGTTATGTTTGAGCCAACTGGATTTGGAAATAACGACATTAGTAAAATGAAAGAGTTTAATAATGATCAGGATATTTATCGGAAAGTAGTATTTGCTGTCAACAATTCTCAATCACGGTACAAACAATCCCTTTTCGCTACAAATATAGTTAGAATGTTAGCATTTTTAAGACATAGTGGCTTTTATTTTAAAAATTTAGATTATGTTGTTTTAAATACAGATTTGAATTCAACCGTTTTAGGTCAAGTATTAACTGGAAAAGAATTAATGAGTGATGGTGTTCCTAATGTCTTATACTCAGGATATAAATACATTGATAGAGCTATTCAAACTGAACTTATAAATACATTTTTAGTGGCTAATAATACACTAAAATTTCCACTTGGTAGATATCATAAGATAAAAGCATTTGAAAACATTTTAAAGTTTTATTGTATAGCTTCAACTGATCAATGGGTCGCAGCATTATCATTTTTAAATATGAAAATTCTTGAGAATCATAGAATTCAAGATAATATTTTTATCGATGAATTAGCAGCATTTGTAAATGAAGAGTCAAAAATATCACTTTCTGCATCACACCCGTGGATTCAAGAAATATCTTATGCTATAACATATAAAATACCAGATTATACGAATTACCTTTTTGGACAATTTTTCTTTCCAGCTAATAGAGCATTTCAAGCTGATTTAGCAATTCAATTTTTTAACGCAGCTGAGATTTTAGATTCCGCTTTACCATATGATTATATTCAAGGTAATTTTATACAAGCTGCTGATAATGATGTTTTACGACAGGTATTAAGTATTTTAAAACACTCAAAATTTGAAAATATTGTTTATATTATCGTTTTGGAGGCTTTTGGTGTATCTGATAATTTTAGCCTTACAGGCATTAATAATACAAGAGGATTGCGTGGTTTATTTATGGTATTAGAATTATTTCTTGCAGTAATATTTACGCCAAATATATTTAAAAAATTAATGTTTAAGTATATTCCTTTATTATATAATTTTTTAGGTCAATACTTTCCCGAAGAAATGGAAGCTTATAAGGCCAGATATGGAGAATATGGACGAATGGAACATAATACATGGAAAAAGAAAGATATTACATATGATCAACTTGCTTTAAGTGAGGGTATTTTACCATCTATTTTAGTAAAAGAACCAACTGGACAAAATGGACAAAATTTCCAATTTTTAAAGAAGGTATACAAACTATTAAAGATACAATATTACCCAATTGAGTTAAAGAAAAGAAAAGCTGCAAAGTTTCCATATGTTAATGATTCATACACATATTATTCTTCTTGGCCAGTAGGACTAATGAATCAAAATAACGGTGAAGATGAGAAATTAGCTAGTAGAGTTAGGATTTTATTTAAGAAATTTAATCAAATAGCTAAGGAAGTTATGCAGCAAACGACATTCTTTAATGCTCCTCAGAATAACACTAATACTAATAATTCTAATACATTAAAAGGTATATTAGCTTCAATTCAAACTTTAATATTGTCATCAGTTCCAGCCTTTACAAGATATGCAGCAGCTTTTACAATTCGACTCATGAATATGCCATTATTTTCGGGTAGGGTTGAAGATATCTTATTTAATGTTAGTGCCGCATTTAAAGATGATTATAGAATATTTTTTGTTGGTCCTATTGGAAAGAATTTAGCTGGCATAAGAACCGATCATGGATTAGCCCCTGCTAGTACTCGTGTAAATATTAACCTATTTCAGTTGTTAAATGTTTTCTTAAATATTGTGTCTCCAGAAGGTAGAGCTGAACCATTTAAATCAGAAAGTGTAACTTATAAACTAGCTACCGATTTACCCACATTTGATCCAGTGGATTTATGGCAGCAGTATCAAAAAGAAGTTGGGAATAATAAAGTTAAATTAGAAGTATTGCAATTATTTAATGATATAATTGATCCTACATCTGACGAGAGTATATTTGGAAGATTTCGTAATAATATTGATGTTGCACAAAACCCTACAGTAATTAAGGATATATTACATTTCTATTCTAAAGAAGCTGGAGCTGCTTTAGATGATGTTTTTAGAATATATACAAATGAATATATGGGCACTTTATTTCAAGATCCAAGTAGAATTAAATTTCAACTAGCTATATTAAATTCAGATTTATCTGTATTTTCATATCTAATGCCTACGACAATTATAGGTAAGTCATACACTTTAGTAGATGATAATTTTTACAGAAGGTTGGATATTGGTGCTGGACTTTTAGATCAAAGCTCATATTTTAAAGGTAATAAAATTAAAGGTGTGGCATTATATCGAGCTTTTCCTCAAAATATAATTATGACTGATATAGCTGAAGATAGAGGTATTACTATGGAGTACACATTAGGATTCACTTTTAAGAATGTTCCAGTAAGTCACACAGATACAGTTAATAATGTTTTTACATTTGTACAAAAATATTTTTACAAGATTGATGATCAAGTATATGAAGTTGAGAGACCTGAATTAATTCCACCTAATCATTATCATACTCTATTAATTAAAAATCCGCAGGATGTGCATGATTCTATGGCAATGGATTTTTTGAAAAAAGCAGTTTTGCAAAGTAAAATGCGAGTTGATTTCACTGAACTTGTGCTTGATTATAATATTGTGATGTTGTCATCTTTCACCATGACTAATAATATTGAACATGCTCTTTTAGATAATATTTTCACGTTCACTAATCCAACAGGCTTTCCAGTAGTAAACTTATATGATAGTAGAAACCTGATCTTCTTACAAGATACCACGACATATTCTACATTTGAGCGAATAGTTTGGCCTTTACAAAAAGTTGATGATATATATGTAGCAATTGGATTAAATATACTTGATAGAGAAAGAAGCCCTCTGATTAGACGGAATTTTTTTGCTAGACCAATTAATCCAGCTACTGTTGATGATGATTTAGAGAACCTTGTGAGATATCCTCCTACTATAGTTAATCCTGTAGTGTCGCTAACGAACTTAGCGACTGATGAGTTGCCTGTAGTCGATATCGGTATTAGTAATTTGCTTACGTAAGGCGTGTTAATTAATGGCCATCCTTTAACGTTTAAAGGCGAGGAAACGCAATGTGGT